GCTCCCATCCACTCTGGAATATTGTCACTTCTTATAAGGAACATATCCTCATTACCTTGGCCAGAAGGAGCAGCATCCCACAACGTTTGATTAGCATCTAGCGTCGCCATCTTTACCCAACACGATAAAGAGAATGTTTTTCTGTTTCCAGCACTACCAGGAGTTCGTGTTAAATAAGAGTTTCCTCTATCAAACCAGATTGATCCGTTAGGAATATAAGCTGCATCACCACTCGCTGCGCCACTTGTTAAACTAAAAGGTTTTTGTATAAACATAAATGATGTGCCTTATTAAGAATCTTTAAAGTCTGTCTTCATTTCTGCATCAATATCAGTTACGCATAAGTCTCCTGAAACTGTACGCACATTATAAGATATAATATCTACAGCATTTGCTGTTGTTGTAGCAGTAGGAGCCGTTCCTCCACTAAAGTTCCAACAACTTACATAAGAAAGAGTATGGTTTCCTGATCCATCTTGATAAACATAAATCAAACCACTCTGTCCTTCTCTTCCTTTTTGAGGAAAATCTAAAACTCCATTACCAGTAAGAGTTACAAAGAAATTATTACTTTCATCTAATGAAAGAAAGATACTAGCAGCATAAGCAACACTATAAGGAACAGCATACGCACGACCTGACGAAACTTTAATGGAGCTATTAGATTCGATAAGGCTTGTGTGTGTTTTTGCACCTGTAATACTTTGATCTGCGGCAAGTTGATCATAACGAAGGTCAGCTAAAGATGTATCGGGGATATTAGTAGCACATACTCCAATAGCTCTGGTAGCAATTTCACCTGTAGCTAAATTTACCGATGTACCATTACAGTAGAGTTTAGTAGCAATGCCTTGATTAACAACCGTTCCACTATCTCCTCCTCCTGTCACTTTAAACGTGCAGGAAAAAGCACCAGAACTACTATTAATAATCGTATACTCTCTACTTGCTGCTGGAACTTCCAAAGCTTTAGCGGAAGTAAGAGTTCCTTTTAGTTCTATTATTTTATTTCGTCCACGGCTAACTGCACCATCTTCAACACTTAAAATAATAGGACCATTTACAGCTACATCTATAGAAGTATAACCAGCGATTGCTTGGTCAGCTACTGAAAATACTTCTGAGTTAAGAACACTACCCCAAGTATTAGCATTCGACCCAGTAGCCTGTTTGTTCATTTTTATTCGACTTGTATAGGCCATTAGTTTGCTCCATCAATTAATGTGTCAGCACCACCAGCCGGGGAATTAGGTTTAGACATATCATCCCTACGGTTCCGTCTAGCTTCGTTGACAATTGTAATAATCTCTCTTTGATATTGTTGATCCCAAATTTGGACCGCTGATGCATTTTTATTAAAGTAACATGCCTCTATCATACTAGCATAAAACAAGGCATTCTCACAAAAAGTTGTGTAGTAATTTGTTTCGTTTCCAACACTTAAAGTAGAAGGTTGGACTATAATTTCTATCTCTGTATTAAATGCTGAGACAGGTGCAGGAGCCATAAGAATTTGATCCTGCATGAAATGAGAATAATACTTAGGCATTCCTACTGAATTTCTTACAGGCCAATAGTCTTCAAGATATTCTTTAGTGCGTACTAGTAGACTAATACGGGTGTTAGGTCCAACAACCTTTCCGTTATCCATTGTAGTAATAGCAGAAGTAAGATAGTTAACATTTTTTACAATCAAGTTAGTAGAAGGAATAGCTAAGAAAGCTTCTCCTTTAGTAAAGTTACTGGTAAAGTATTGAGTTAAGCCATGTGTATCCATTTCACGAGTAAGACGTAGTTCAGCCCTACGAATAAAATCAGGAACAGCACTTTCAAATTCACTACTGTTATCTTCCATAGTGTCCATAATTTGTTGTACTAGACTACTATATGTTATTGCCGCCATTTTAAGCTGCCCTTCCTAATTCTCGTGTCCATGTTTCTGTAGTAGACCCACCAGTTTCTTTTGTCCATGCCCATAAAGGATATTGGTCTGGATTAACATACCAAGTAGATTGTACCCCTACTAAAGTAGTTCCATTATCTCCTGTAGCTACTAGTGTTCCTGTCTCAAATTCAGCAACTAGAGAAATAAGAGTTAAATTTGAATCAGCACTAGTAGTTATATTTCCTAATGCAAAAGTTGATTCCACCCCTGTTAATGTAAAGTTACCTTCACCTGAAACAGTTAAAGTTCCTAATTGATATGTAGCTCCTTGACCCGTAGGTACAACTTCTGCTTCTCCTTTGAATAGCATAATGCCATAATCAAAGTTAGCTTGTAGTTGATTACCAAGATGAGTTAAAGTGACTTCGGCAGCCGCACTAGCTACAGGAGTTCCTAGAGAGAATGTAGACTCTACTCCTGTTAATGTGAAATTAGCTTTACCTGAAAAGGTGAATGTACCTAAACTATAAGTTGCTTCTTGACCTGTTAAAGTAAGATTAGCTTTAGCTGCAACAACAGGAGTTCCTAAAGCAAAAGTAGATTCTACACCTGTTGGCGTAAAATTAACTGATGCACTTCCATGTCCGTAGGTAAGTTCACCATATTCATTATAACCGTAACCAATCCATCCCATAAGATAAAACCTTTATAGGATTAATTAAGCTAGTCGAACAATAGAAGTAGTTGCTCCTGCTGCTGGCATAGTAATAACAAAGTCACCTGCCGTTGCTGTTTTAGTTCCATTAAAATCAATTACTGCTAGAGTACGGTTAGCGGTAGAGGTTGAAGTGTTATATATCAAACAACCAGCGGCAGCAAAGGTAGCTGATGCCCAAGTCTGGTTAGCAAATTGTATGTAAGCAACACTACCAGCAGTAGACACACTAAGAACAGTACAGATATTACCACCTGTGGTATAGTTCGTAGTTGTACCTCCTGAAATCTCACCTGTTGTTTTATATAGTTCAGTACCATTACTTAATGAAGTACCACTAGCATACAATGCTATTTTAAATCCTGCATATCCAGGAGCAATACTAGGAACACTCCCCTTCATTGCAAGTTCTTTCCATTTAATTGCAATTCCTGACGAAATAGCCATTTTTATTTTTCCTTCTTAATCTAACTTGATGTGAACATAGCAACACTAGTTTGAATAGCTGTACTCATACTTGGTGTCCATGTTGCATTACCTACTGTTGCTAGGGGTCGATCTGGCCTAGCGTCCTTTAATACAATAAATCCCGAAATACGTGGAGATTTATTTTGGGGATGGCTTTTAATAGTAAATTGTCCATCTCCCTCTCCCGGTCCTACTACAAACCCGGTATCCTCTACAATCCTATCTCTATATCTAAATCTAAATCCACTTTTATCTGATATAAAATAAGATTTAATCTCTCCTCCTGTCCCACTACCCGCCATATAATTATACTCTAAAGGCAGGTCTTAATATAAACCCGGCTCTTTCTCTATCTGCTAACATAGCATTCTTAAAAATTTCATCGTAAGCTGCTTTAAGTAGAGCAATACGAGCGTCAGGAACACCGGGACGTTTAAGAGACATCTTATAAGCTAACCCTGCAACAAGGGCTGGAAGCATAAACGTAGGTACATCAGCGTTAATAGTAGCACTGTTATTATCTTCAGTATACCCAAAATACCAATACCTTATGTTGTATGATTTACCCGTTTCAGGAATAGGCCAGTAGTACATTACTGGTCCTGTACGTTCATGTTTAATTGCATATTGAATTGGTTTACCTGTTGTATATTTAGTAGGAAGTTTTTCATATTCTTCCATTGTTATACGGTTCATTTCAATATCAGTCTCATCATCTCGTGATGTAGCAATCAAAACATCAATAGCTTTTGTATTTAAAACTTCATAATTTTTTCTGAAAGTAAGAGCTAAGTTATCATTTAAAGTTTGATTAGAAGATAATACTAAATTATTCTGATCCGTAACAGTTGAAACTGTAGGACTAGTTCCTATAATTCCATTTACATCATTAGTAAAAGTAAGAACAACATTATCAGCAAGAGTTTGAACCGCACTTAAATTAACGGTTCCTGATCCACTGGTTATACTACTTGAAGTAACAGTAGGGCTAATTCCTGTAGTGCCGCTTATTCCTGTACCAGAGACTACCATATTATCCGCAATAGTCCCGTTTACTCCATCTACTGATATTGAACTTCCAGTTTGAGTTGTATTAACTACTGCTGTTGCAGTGGTTTCCCCTGCGGTAATAAACATATCTTTATAGATTAAACCGGAATTATTATCTACAACTACATTAGCAGAATTAGTAACATCACCGTTTACATTAGCTGTAGCTACAGAGGAAGGAACAAAACTATCAAGATCAGTTTTCCATAAAGAATAACCTTGTGTTTGCCATTCCCTTAGAAGTAAATCTATAGTACGTCTAGCTTGACGAGGTTCATCACCAAGAATAGCTTCACCACCAATTTGTAGTAAAGCTTCCTCGACAATCTCATCTAAGTTGAGGTTGAAATTTGTGGTTCCTGATAAAGCCATGACACTTTAAAACGCTGTCATAAACAATCGGCAAGAAGTATCTACCGAACAATAGACTCCATTCTTGAAATAAACTCCTGTATTTCCTGAATAAGTTTGTGTAATGCTATTAGTTTTATCAACTCCTACTGATCCTAAAAAGTCAATATTTATAATTTTACTATTGACTGAACCATCATTGGCTAGATCATAAAATCTTACTCCTGCATTATTAGCGTTACTTTTATTAATAATAGTAAAACCAGCAATACGTGTAGAGTTAGTAGTAACAGTTCCGGTAGCAGTTACCGTGTATGGTGTGAGATTAATAGCTCCACTCATAATATAAATTCCTCTTTAGGTTAGTATACCATATAGTTAAGGGTATATAAAAAAGGTGACGGCAAAGATTTAAGAGCCTTATAAACCTCTGCCGCCACAACATAGTTAGTAAAATGGTTTAGTGTCTATTATTAGACTTCAGCACCAAACCACTGCCTCCAATCGGACCAACCAAAGCTATAACGCTCACGGGCTTTATAACGCAAGTTGCCGGTATCAAAATCAGGCTCCATCTTGGTAGCAAGAGGCATACGAGTAAACATCTTCGTACCATTGGGAACATCCGTTTTAATAAACCAGTTCGTTGCGCTGCTGAAGCGACGGTTAACGAAAAAGCCTTGAGGTAGCAGACCCATATTTGGAATCGGGTTAAGATCGTTAGGAGCATAATGCCCTGTCGGATACGTAACCGTACCATGAGGTAGGCCAGCCGAATTGAGAAGCATATCCGTTTCCATTGCCAAGTCTGGTGGGATATGGACAGACAGAGCAGACGCAGCTACCATGATGCCCCGATCATCCTTGATCTTGGAAATGTTGGTAATAGCCGTTTCCAACGTAGTCATGGAAATGGCAGCCGTACCAATTTTGTTACTTTGATTGCCATCACCTACGGTTGGGTGTGCAGTAGAAATAAGAGCTACTCCATCCCCTCCCAAGTAATTAGCAGAAAAAGCGTTATTGAAAGTATTAGCGGCTTTGATCTGCTTGGTGGAACCCATAGCACGAGCAAGACCTTTCGT